GAGCTAGGCCGCAAACTTCTGAAATATTTTTTGAAGAGGTTTTAATGGCGCTAGTGTTTTACGGTATGCCAATATTAGCGGAGAATAACAAAGCTAGATTATTATACTATTTAAAAAGAAGAGGTTATAGACACTTTTCAATGAATAGGCCAGATAAAGTATGGAACAATTTATCTCCAACAGAGAAAGAGATTGGCGGTATACCTTCAGCTGGACAAGATATAATACAAGCACACGCATCAGCTATTGAAACATACATAGAAGAGTATGTTGGTTATAAAGAAAGCGGTTACGGGGATATGTATTTTCAAAAAACATTAAATGACTGGTCTAGATTTAATATAAATAATAGAACAAAGCATGATGCAACCATAAGTTCAGGCTTTGCAATAATGGCGTGTAACAGACACTTATATTCTCCGTCAACACCGTATAAAAAAGAAAAAGTAGAATTAAATTTCAAAAAATATAATAACCGAGGTTATAGTTCACAAATAATATAATAGATGATTTATACTAACACGAATAGCTCTTTCCCAAGTCAGGTGGTACCGGACGAAGAAAAACAAACATTAGACTATGGCTATGCAGTAGGTATGGCTATAGAAGGTGAGTGGTTCAGAGGTAATAGAACTAGTCTTGGAAATGACAGATGGAGTACCAACTGGCAGACGTTCCATAACCTTAAATTATATGCTAGAGGTGAACAAAGCATACAAAAATACAAAGATGAATTATCTATTAATGGTGATTTGTCTTATTTGAATTTAGACTGGAAGCCAATCCCAATTATACCAAAGTTTGTTGATATAGTTGTTAATGGTATGTCTAATAAATTATTTAAAATAAAAACATTTGCACAAGATCCGCAATCAGTGGCACAGAAGACTAACTACACTGCTGCATTATTAAGAGATATGAATGCAAAAGATTTGTTGAATGATATTCAAGAAAAGTTAGGAGCGAACTTATACAGCACACCAAACCCAGATTCATTGCCGGAAGATAATGAAGAATTAGAAATACATTTACAATTAAACTACAAACAAGCTGTTGAAATTGCAGAGGAGGAAGTCATTAACTATGTTTTGAATAAAAACAAATATGACAACATTGCAAAGAGACTCAATTACGATTTAACTGTATTAGGTATTGCATGTGCAAAAACAAATTGGAATGGTTCTAATGGTATTACAATTGATTATGTAGATCCGGCTAATTTAGTTTATTCATACACTGAAGATCCTAACTTTGATGACATGTACTATGTTGGAGAAGTTAAGTCAGTTAGTCTGGAAGAATTAAAAAAAGAGTTCCCTGATTTAACTGATGAAGAATTAAAGGAAATAGAAAAGTTCCCTGGAACAAATGATTATAGTCGTACGTATACAAACCAGAATTACGACACAACTACAATACAAGTTTTATACTTTGAATACAAAACATATTCAAATCAAGTATTTAAAATAAAACAAACAGAACAAGGATTAGAAAAAGCATTAGTTAAGTCAGATGGATTTAATCCACCAGCTAATGATAACTTTAATGTAGTATCAAGAAGTATTGAGGTTCTTTATTCAGGAGCAAAAATACTTGGACACAAAAGAATGCTTAGATGGGAATTGTCTCAAAACATGACAAGACCATTAGCGGATACTACTAAAGTAGATATGAACTACGCTATTTGCGCGCCACGTCTTTATAAAGGAAGAATTGAGTCTATAGTAAGTAGAATTACTTCTTTTGCTGATATGATCCAAATAACGCATCTAAAATTGCAACAGGTACTCGCTAGAATGGTTCCTGATGGAGTATTTGTTGATGTTGATGGTTTAGCAGAAGTTGATTTGGGGAATGGTACAAATTACAATCCGGCAGAAGCATTAAATATGTATTTTCAAACTGGTAGTATTGTTGGTAGATCAATGACACAAGATGGGTCTGGTAATCCAGGAAAAGTACCAATTCAAGAATTACAAACATCGTCAGGTAACGCTAAAATTTCATCCTTAATAAATACATACCAGTATTACTTACAAATGATTCGGGATGTAACTGGTCTTAATGAAGCAAGAGATGGTTCTATGCCAGATTCCAATTCATTAGTAGGTTTACAAAAAATGGCTGCAGCAAATTCTAATGTAGCAACAAGGCACGTATTAGATGCAAGTTTATATATAACATTAAGAATATGTGAAAACATATCTAAAAGAGTTGGCGATTCATTAAAATTCCCATTAACAGCAAACGCTTTAGTACAAAGTATATCTGTATCAAACGTTAGAACATTAGAAGAATTACAAAATTTAGATATTCATGACTTTGGTATATTCTTAGAATTAGAACCAGACGAAGAAGAGAAAGCACAATTAGAACAAAACATACAAGTTGCTTTGCAATCAGGCGGAATTGATCTTGAAGATGCTATTGATTTAAGAGAAATTAATAATCTTAAACTTGCTAATCAATCTTTGAAATATAAGAGAAGAAAGAAACAAGAAAGAGATCAAGCAAATCAACAAGCAAATATACAAGCGCAAGCGCAAGCAAATTCTCAAACAGCGGAAGCGGCTGCATTAGCTGAAGTGCAAAAACAACAGGCTTTAGCGCAGACTGAAATTCAAAAGATGCAAGCAAAGAATCAATTTGATATTCAAAAAATGGAACACGAGGCCCAGCTTAAAAAGCTGTTAATGGCAGAAGAGTTTAAATATCAAATGCAATTAGCACAGGTTAATGCTCAAGCGCAACAATCAAAACTTAATACTATTGAAGATCGTAAAGACAATAGATTAAAAACAACAGCAACACAACAATCTGAATTAATAGATCAAAGACAAAATAAAACGATGCCAAAGGATTTTGAATCCGCTGGTTTTGATAATATGAGTGGTTTTGATTTAGCTCAGTTTGAACCAAAATAAATTTTACCAATCAATCTTATAATATTATATCATGTCAGAAGAAATTAAAACGGAAGGCGAATTCAAAGTAAAGAAACAAACGCCGAGAAAATTAAACAAAGTAGACCAAGTTACAAAGGTTACAATTAAAGAAAACGAAGCGGTTGCAGTAGTTGAACCAGAAGTAACAAAAGTATTTATTGCTAACGAAACAGAAACAACAGATGCCGTTCAAGAGCAAAACACAAATGAAAGCCTGTTGGGCAGCGAAGGATCCAAAGTGGGATTGCAAGAAGTGGTCCAAGGAAACGAAGAATCTAAAATCGTTACCGGTCAAGAAGAAGAAGTAACTGTAATAAACGAGATTACAGAAAATGAAATTCAACAAGAGACTGCTAGTTTAACACAACAAGCAAATGATGCAATAAAAGCATCCGAGTATTCGGGTAAGCCATTACCTGAAAACATAGAGAAGCTTATTTCTTTTATGGAAGAAACGGGTGGCGACATTAATGACTATGTTAGACTTAACGCAGATTACTCAAATATAAATAATGAAACCTTATTAAAGGAATATTATAAAAAAACACGTCCACATTTAGACAATGAAGAGATTGAATTCCTTATGGAAGACAACTTTGAATATGATGAAGAGCTGGATGAAGAGCGAGATATTCGTAAAAAGAAACTCGCTTTCAAAGAAGAGGTTGCAAAAGCAAGAACCTTTTTAGACGGGCTTAAAAGTAAATATTACGAGGAAATCAAGTTGAGACCTGGTATTACACAAGACCAACAAAAAGCAAATGACTTTTTTAACCGATACAATGAAGAGCAACAAATGGTAGAGTTGCAACATTCAAAATTTAAAGACGACACTAAAAACTTATTCAACCAAGATTTCAAAGGTTTTGATTTTAACTTGGGAGATAAAAATTTTAGATATGGAGTTGCTAATAAAGATGTTGTAGCAGACAAACAATCAAACATAACTAACCTGGTTAAGAAGTTCTTAAATGATAAAGGAGATGTTGTAGATTTGAAAGGGTATCACAAAGCCATGTACGCCGCTGATAATGTTGACACGATTGCAAAACACTTTTACGAACAGGGTAAAGCCGACGCTATAAAAGAAGTTGTTGCAAAATCTAATAACATTTCAACTGAACCTAGACAAACTAGTTCAGGCGAATTATTTGTTAACGGAATGCGTGTTAAAGCAGTCAATGGTGTTGATACTTCAAAACTAAGAATACAACAAAGAAAATTTTAACATTAAATTAAAAATCGATGGCAGCAGTAGCAGTATCACCGGTATTTGGCTCAATTATACCAAGTCAAGTACAACAAACCCTTAATTCAAACTATTTAACGTTTGACGCAAGTTCTGGAGGGGGAACATTCGCAAAACAATATTTACCAGAAATCTACGAACAAGAAGTAGAAAGATATGGTAATAGAACATTATCAGGATTCTTACGTATGGTAGGAGCTGAAATGCCTATGCAATCTGACCAAGTTATCTGGTCTGAACAAAACAGATTACACATTGCTTATGATAAATGTGCATTAACAACAACGGCTAATGAATTTTCATTCAAAACCGGAGCTGATGCAACACCAGCAAATAGTGTTACAAATGTTTTGTCTAAAAATCAAACAGTCGTTATTATTCACCCAACTAGCGGTAAAGAAGTAAAGGCTATCGTTACTGGAATTGTTAGCACAGCTACTTTAACGACTGTAACTGTTGCTCCTTATTTAGGAACATCTTTGGCTACGCTACTTGGATATTCAACTACAGCAGCTTTTATTTTGAAAGCATTCGTATATGGTTCTGAATATGGTAAAGGATCTACGCTTACTTCTGATTCTTATTTAAGTATCGCGCCTTCATTCACTCAATTTTCTAATTCTCCTATTATTATCCGTAATAAATACCAAGTTAACGGATCTGATATGTCTCAAATCGGATGGGTTGAAGTTGCAACCGAAGCTGGAGCGAATGGGTTCCTTTGGTATCTTAAAGCAGAGTCTGAAACTAGATTGCGTTTTGAGGACTATTTAGAGATGTCAGTAGTTGAAGGTGAATTAGCAGCAAGTGGTTCTTCTGCAGCCGCATTAACTGGACTTAATGCTAAAAAAGGAACGGAAGGTCTTTTTGCGGCGGTTAAATCAAGAGGCAACACCGTAGTTGCTTTCCCTAGCGTATCTGCCGATGCCCTTGGAACTTTTGATAACATATTGAAAAACTTAGATACTCAAGGAGCTATTGAAGAAAACATGCTTTTCCTTAACCGTGCAACTTCATTAGAAATTGACGATATGTTAGCAGGGATTTCTACTGGTACTCAAGGTGGTGTTGCTTATGGTTTATTTGAAAACTCTGAGCAAATGTCTCTTAACTTAGGATTTACAGGTTTCCGTAGAGGATCTTATGATTTCTACAAAACTGACTGGAAATATCTAAATGATGCATCTACTAGAGGTGGATTGTCAGGTGGTGGAAATATTGATGGTATCTTAATACCAGCTGGTACTTCTACAGTATACGATCAACAACTAGGAACTAACATCCGTCGTCCATTCTTACACGTACGTTACAGAGCTAACCAAGCTGATGACCGTAAGATGAAAACTTGGGTATTAGGTTCTGCTGGTGGAGCTTATACATCTGATCTTGATGCAATGGAGGTACACTTCTTGTCTGAAAGATGTTTATGCGTACAAGGAGCAAACAATTTTGTATTGTTTACTGCAGTATAGTAATAAATAAATGTAAATTTACCCCTGTTGTAATAGCGGGGGTAATATTTACTTAATAAAATAACAATAACAATTATATCATATTATGTCAGCAAAACAAACAACTCCTATTGCAGAAGCATGGGAAATTAAAGATAGAACATATTTATTAAATACAGGTTATAGCCCATTAACCTATGCTATCCAATCAAAACATTCATCAAGGTACCCATTTTTATGGTTTGATCCTTCAATTAATGAACAAAGAGAATTAAGATACGCAACAAATCATAACTCTCCGATTAAAGATGAGCAAAAAGGGGAAGTTACATTAGGACACATTGTGTTTAATGATGGAGTTTTAGTGGTTCCAAAAGAAAAACAAAATTTACAAAAACTATTATCAATATATCATCCAGCTAAAAATAATTCGTATTATGAATTAGACGCAGTTGCGGAAGCGGTAGATGAGTTAGAAGATTTAGAATTAGAAATCAATGCCCTCAATATGGCAATGAATATTGAAATTGACCAAGCAGAAGCAATATTAAGAGTAGAACTAGGTTCTAAAGTTACATCAATGACTTCTAAGGAGCTAAAAAGAGATTTACTATTATTTGCCCGTAACAATCCAAGTTTGTTCTTAGAACTAGCTAATGATGATAATGTTCAACTACGTAATGTAGCAATCAGAGCGGCTGAAGCGGGTATTATAAAACTTTCACAAGACCAACGTACATTTACGTGGGGGACCAATGATAAAAAATTAATGACAGTGCCTTTTGACGAGAATCCATACTCAGCAATGGCAGCATTCTTTAAAACAGACGAAGGAGTAGAAATCTTTAAGTCTATAGAGAAAAAACTTAAATAATACGTAATACTAATATGTAGGCGGATATTGTAAATAAAACTGCAGTATCCGCTTATTTATTAT